GTTGTTCATGGTCATGCCATAAACCCTGGAACCATCCGTGCGGGACGTAATCCCGGTCAGATCCGTGAAGTTCGATGAGGCGGAATAGGCGACCTTGGTGCCATAGTTGACCATCAACTGGCTTGTACCACCATCCGTGTGAAGCGCCCAGATACCCTTCACATCGGCGCTCAGGGCAGTCGTGTTGCGCCGGTCGACACCGTCCCGCATGCGGATGCCGCCACGGGGGTCGACAAGGACGTTGAGAAGATCCGGTGATTCGTTGTCTGCAAGGTTGAACTGGTCAGTGCGAAAATTCAGACCACCGGTGAACGACTCCAGTGTTTCCAACTTGAACTGGCTAGGCACCGATCACTCCCACGAGTAGCGTAAGCGGTTCGGGAGAAGAACCTGGGAACGCCACCGTGACGCATTCCGGCTGTTCAACAGCACCGGCTGAGGTGCCGGCATGTCGTCATAGCGGGCTTTCAGATTGTCGAGCTCCTGGTTGAAAATCTGGAAATACTGTGCCGCCATCGTCGGATCTTCCTGCTGCTCGTAAGCACGGGCGATCCCATACGTTGCGACGACAACGTGGAACGGATCGGGCAGATCCGTTGGTTCTGTCGAATCGGACACACCAGCCCCGAACGTGGTCGGCTTCTTGTATCCGCGTGCGTAGATTGTCTCAACACCAGTTGGTGTGGCATACAGGCGGACTGTTTCCCCCCAGTACGACCACCACCAGGGTGATCCCTGGCCACTGATATTCAACGGGTACACCACATCACCCTCGTCGCGTCCGACGTAGGTTATGACATGGTCGTCGGTGCGGAGGGCTGCGAGTTCTCGCAGACCTCCCGTTACGGCTGCTCCGACGACAGCGATGGTGTAGTCCTTCTGAGAGGCCACCGTGCTGAACGTGGTCGACACCTCGAAGAACGGCCACCGTTTCTCCGAATAGACGATCACGTCGTAGCCCTCGCCCAGGAAACGGTTGAGGGTATCGTCAGTGATGTCGGTGGCGTCAATGTCCACCACGGAGCGGACATACGACCGCATGGTCGAAATGTCCACGGCTACTCCCTATGGAAGACGCACAGGTCGCTGCCCGCAGGAGGATTCCCTTTGCAGGGATCCCCGCTGCGAGTCAGCGCGCTGCACTTGCTGACCTCAGGTTCGAGAGTGCCACGCCTCATCGGTTGCATGCGATGGACATTCCGCGCTGAGCCTACAGTTTGTGGCCGTGGCGAAGTCTCGCGATAACCGTCAGCGGGTTGCCCGTATGGGCGTTGCCCCGCCTTGTATGCGTGTGCGAACCCTCGTCCCATCAGGGTCAGTCGTTCAGGTTGCGGAGCAGTCCCTGGCGGGCACGGTTGCTGATTGTCAACTCGCCGTAGCAGAGCAACTGCGAGAAGACCGCATCCTGGTTTGTGGGCCGCACGAACGGTGTCGGCTTGAACCAGACATCGGAGTGGGCGACCAGTTGGATGTACTTCGTGTTCAGGAAGTACATCTTCGTAGCCAGGTTGGTGTCGCTGTCGAAGGTCACAGGTGCGCCCTTGAACAGTAGGTTCTGGAAACCACCATCAGCCATGTCGGTATCCGTGTACCGGATCCGATCATCAAGCAAGTCTTCGTAAGCCTCGTACTCGTCCTGATCGGTGATGATGATTGTCGGCTGATCGTTGCCAACCGACACTGAGTTGTACAGGAGGCCCATCGTGGCAACAGCCAGTGCGCCCGGACCCGTATCGGCAGGACCGTTACGGATTGTTGCGCGCCACCAATCGTTGTCCCCATCGCTGGAGTCAATACCACCAACGGTGGCGGTGTTGTCGCCAACGAGAACGCTCAAACCGTTCATGTCCTTGGACGAGTTGCCTGTGCCATCGGCGTAGAACATAGCGTTCATGTTCTCGATGATGGTTTCCTGTGTCTGGAAGATCTTGCCTTCCAGGAGATCAATGATCTGGGCTTCGCCGTTATTCTTGGCTTCTTCCATACCATTGATTGTGACTGTGGCTGCGTACTGCTTCCAGTCGTACTCAGCGGCAGAAATGCCGGTCTGAGCCGTAATGGAAATAGTGTCCGTACCTGCGTACGAACCAGCCGTTGAGTTGGTTCCGTAAATAACCGGAACGACGATCTTCGCTCCACCACTGATCCGACGAATGGTCTGACCACTCGTCAAAGCGTAGAACAACGGCCGCGCACTGAAAATGTTATCAGTGAGTTTCGGGACGTAGTTCCGTAGCGTGGTGGAAAGAATCTCGTCAAAGTTGCTGTTACCAGCCGCCATGATTCTTTACCCCTTAGGTCTAGGTGCCAAGTTCTTTCTTGGCCTGGGCGAAAGCCTCACGAATCGACATCGGTTTCTCCGCTGTCGTGCTGGTGACTACACCAGCCTGTCGTGAAGTGCCGCTCTCCACCTTGGCGCCACGCTTAGACTCGGTCCTTTCCCGGTCCTCATGCAGTCTTCCCGCATAAGTAGCCAGGGAACCGAAGTTCATGTGAGCGTACGCCGCTTCCAGGTTCGGTATCCGATTGGTAAGCGCATGCTTGTAAAGAGCATCCGCATCGAAATCACCGTACTTGGAGTGCAGAGCATTGACTTCTTTCTCCAAAGCCGTTTGTCTCGACGCCCTCGTCTGTTGTGCCACCGTCGCTTCCAAAGAAGCGATGCGCTGCTCCTGAGGGTCCGGGTCTTCTTCCCACTCATCGGTGGGAGAGCTCGACCGGTTATCCTCGATGCCGAACGCTGTTGACAACGCAGTAAGCGCACCCTTGGGGTCCGCTTCCAAAGCCGAAACTATTGCCTCGGCCTGCTCCAAACGCTGACGTTCAGATGCCAACTCCTGCGTTTTACGGGTGTAATCCGCCTGGCGCTGGTATCCCTGTTGAAGTTCGCTTAGGGTGACCTCCGACTCTGAACCATCCACCTTCACGGTGTACGTCGAGGCCGCAGGTTCCGCTGCTTCTTCTGTTGAAGATTCTGGAGTGTCCATCGTAATGGGTTCCGTTCCTTCTATGTTTTGTGGGCACTAGCCCTCGGAGTCCAAAGGTTGCTCCTAATAGACAGCGGTCGTTGTCCCAAGTTAGCCCAGGGAAGGCAACTCCAAACCCATCTGGCCCTGGAGTTGAGCCATCAACTCGGGCGGAACACCACCCGTAGGTGCGAAAACAGGGGGCACACCAGCACCTGGGGGAGGTACAGGCCCTGGTGGCCCCCCTGGCGGCAGAGGGCCGCCTTCAAGGGCGGCCGCGTCATCTACCGGCTGAGCATCCGGCGGGAGCGGCGGCCCCTGTTCCATTATGAACCTCTGCGGATCCTTGATTCCGAAACCATCCTCCAACACATGCACAGCCAGGGCTGTCGGATCAATGACCGTTCCCACTAGAGGAGCAATAGCGTTGAGTAAGGATACAGCCTGCTGCTTGCGAATCGTGTCATTCATCGGTTGCGTCGAACCCGCCTCGACACTGAAATCGTACTCACCCAAAATGTCCTCACGGGTGTACGGAACCCACACCGACCCGCCACCCTTCTTGGCGACACGAGCCATCTCGTCACCGGTCATAAACTGCTGCATCAACTGGATGACACGCCGGCCTATCTCCGAAATGGAAATCTCGATGATCGCCAACTTGTCCGCAGCACGAGCATTCTGAGCATCAGCGATGATGCTCGCCTCGGTCGCTGTACGCCTGATCTCAGGCATCGCCCCTCGGGCATACTCCGACACACCCGACACCGTGTTGATGTCATTCTCGATAATCTCACTGTAGGCGTAAATCTCCGGCGAGATCGGTGTCTGCGGCATCGGAATGACCACTTCCGACAACGACTTGTTCTCATCCAACACCGGGACCAGGCGCCCATCCTCATCGGATTCCAACGCCTCACGCCCTGCCGGCCCAAACGACCGCTCATGGTACAGGTACTTGCGTGCATACCGTTTCCGGTCGTTCATCAACTGCGACCGGGTCTTGTCGAGCTCCAACTGGAGAGATTCAATCGACTCCAGGTCACCCATCGGGTAGAACAGATCCGGGATGTCATAGTTGCGGATCATCACAAACGGCTGCCCGTACGCGTACGGCATCGGCACCGGATCAACGAGGAAACCGTCACCGTTCTCGGAGAACACGGACATCGTGTTCTTCGCAATGTCGTAGAACTCCCAAATGGTGACACGATCCTCGTCGAGAACCCTGTCACGTTCATTCTCATACTGAGAAACATACGAAGGGCTCACACCGGAGTCGGCATCCAGACGCTTACGGGCAGACGGCTTGTACCGCTGATCGTGTTGAGCGTCCTCCAGAGGCCGTATGATCTTCTGAGCGATCCACCGGGCATCATCCATGCAGGTGGCTTCCGGGTCCACAAGTATGTCGAATGGGGATATCCGTTCCACAAACGGCTGATCCTCAATGACCATCATCGCCGTCTGTGGCAGATTGGCGTTGATCTCCTCATCAGTCGGCAACGCCCCTGACAGGTCAGGAGACTGGAGAGCGAACTCGTCGACCTGCACACGGGCTTCCTGCATCAACAGATCCCGTTCTGCCTCCGCCAGAGAAGTCTCCTGCTCCAGGAACTTCCACCCGACCTTGATCCAGCCATGTCCGAAGATCAGGAAATCCTTGACAGACCGGCGGAACGGCTTACGAAAATCATGGTGCCGCCACAAATGATTGACGACAGCCTCGACGAAAGCCGCCCGATCATTGTTGGACTCATCGTTCGCTGTCACAACGATCTTCGGATGGTTCACCGATACAGACGGTGCGATCACGTTGATTGTTGAAAATGCCAGATTGACAGCGATCAGATCAGAGCGGCTACGCGTCGATTCAGCCCAATGCTTGCCACGATACAGGTCGATCAGACGCCACCAGGTTCGGTCATACCCCTGGTCCTCACGCCACCTGCGGGTACGCTCCAACCGGCGCGTATACTGCTCATGCAGTTCAGCCCTGGTCTTCTGCACCATCAGAACGTCGCCTTCTGGGGCAACCGTTCGATGTTGCGTCCCTGAGACTTCGCCTCAACAAACCGCTTCTCATCGACTTCCCGGTTTGACAGATGCTGCTCATCAGGCATCAACGCCCGCGACCGCCAACCCTTCCCAGTGTCGACGCGAACGCTCAGAACCTTCTGCCGCCATTCCCACAGTTCCACAAGTTCCCCCTCAGTTTTCGGTCCTTTCAGACCGGTCACATACTCGCAGAAATCCGTGTAGGAAGCCTCCCTGGGGAGGACCGCCATTACTTGGCGTTACTGCCGCGCAACTTAGGCTGTGGCTTCGCCGGCTCGACCTTGCCGCTCTTGCCATGCTGGTTGAACGGAGTCTTGCGTGGAGAAACCTGGCCGTAGTCGCCAGTCTGCTGGGCGTACTTCGGATCACCATGGCGCTGCTTGGGCGAGTTCGGAGCTCCAGGCTTCCAGATGGGGTTTGACACGACAGAACCGCCGCGTTCCATCTTGTTGTTCTGCCCCTTCGCACCATCAACTGTCTCAGTGCCGTTGGTATGCGAAACAAAGTTCTTAGCCATAGTTACCTCTCGGAGAGAACAAGCGTGCCTAATAGTCCGTTCCGTGTGTCCCACGCAAAGTGTGCTGACCGATCCGAAACGGATCCTCCGACACGTCCTCCCTCAACGCCAGACGCTTCCACCAGTCAATCGTCCAGTAATCGTCGACCTTCTCGACGTACTCCGGGGCATACGCAAACTTACGCATCTGGTTCGCCAACGCCAACGCTATCACCCGGTCATCAAACGGTGAACCCGACATCGACCCCTTCTCGTTGCGGGTGAAAGTCCGCAACTCGGCCAACGTGTTCCGATCCCGCAACCCCAGTTCACCATTCTTCAACGCAGTCGCCAAATCGTCAATCATCAACGGCTTAGACGTACGAGTCGTCCTCCACCCATACTCCTGGGTCATCCGATTCGACACCTTGTTCAACGTACGCTTCCGAAACAGACGCGGATAACCCAACTGGCGCAACACTGTGATCGTCGTCAAACCATGATTGTTCGACTCGACACAACACAACGCATCCCGATACCACAACCCCAGGTTGAAAACCTCAGTAGCCAACTCATCAGGAGGAATATGCCCATGCCAGATCGCCGCCTGCTCCCCTGTATTCAAATCCAACACCTGGACACACGAATAGTCGCCATGCCCCAAACCCTCCGCCGTATCCACCCCCATCACATAACCGTGCATCGGATCCGGTAGCGACCACACTTCCAGATTCACGACCTGAACTCCACAACCCTCGGCATCACAGAATGCAGATAACCAACCTGACCACGCCGGCAGACAGCCCCAAGAGCCTCCAACATGTCCAGATCAAACACGGGATTACCTGACTTCACAAACGCTTCCTCAGGCGTAGTCGGATACTCCTGAGCGAGTTGCCACGGCAACATCGACTGCTGCTTCTCCTCATACCACGACTCGTCCCGATCCTCCGTCGCAGACCACGGAAAGAACATCGGAGCAAACTTGTTGTTCGACGCCGTAGCACCAACCCACAGATTGTGGAAGAAGTTGCCGGAACCATTCGCAGTAGACAAACCGATGATGCGACCACCCACATCCGCCACCGGCTCAATAGAAGACCACGCCTCCTCAGGGTTCGGTAGGAACGCCCACTCGTCGACCACGATCAACGTGGCGGACTCGCCACGAGCCGGATCCGACGCAGACGGCATCGACGTGATCTGTGACCCATTCTCGAACAGCATACGCTGCTGATGCTCAACCATCGACTTCGGACCACGATCCACCATCCACAACGGCAGATGCGAAAACCCGTACTTCGTCTTCCGCAACAACAACACCGCTTCACGCTCCGTGCGAGACAGATCAATGATGTTCTGATCCGGGTGGAAGAACGCCAACCAGAACTGGTGCGCCGACACCAGGGTCGTCCACCCGATCTGCCGGGCCTTCAACGTCAGAGAATAACGGTTGGTGGCCCAATGCTCCAAAGCGAAAGACTGAGCGTTCCTGAGATCAAACAGTATTCGACCATGAGCAGGATGAGCAATATTCCAATACTGATGTAGGAAATACGACTCATCTCGGACACAACGCCGCCACTCCATCTCCTGGCGGAGTTCCCCTAAACGCGACACTCACTCGACCAGCCGCAACTTCGGAGTCCACTCATTACGCCACGTCGAAGGAGAATGATTGTCCTCCACAGCAGCCTTCATCGCCTCATCCTGATACATGCGGACCACATGGTAGCAAGGCTCTCCCCCGTCCCATAAC